ATTATAAAGATCACTATATTTATTTTTAAAATTACCTACGATACTATTATCAGCTAATTTGTAAGGTAGTCTTTCGGGTTTACCTTTTAATTTAAGGTTCTGTTCATGTATATATTTAGCACGTTCAATTTTTTTAATATTAAAATAACCTAACCTGTTTAACATTGTAGGATAAAAGGCTTCAATATCGATTACTAGAACAGGTTTACTGCTGCAATAAGACTTCCTCGCGCCATGGCAACCGCCGTAACCGTAAGTATGTTCAACACCTGCTATCATAGTTTTGTAATTTTGAGAATAGTTATTATTATTTACAAAAAAGTTTCTAACATGTGAGTATTTGAATAATATATCTAATTTCATAAAATCAAACTCATCTTTATAACAAGGTGTACCACCTATTGCATAAGCAGTAATACTAGCAATGCTTGAGTTTATTAAATATTTAGGTAGTTTAAATTCATTAATCAACGCCATCTTGCATTTGTAAGTGTCGATGTTTTCAAAGAACGTTTCTACCACCGCTTCAAGCTCCGTCTTAACATTGTAACTATTCATCTTATACTGTATTGAATACTTATCCTTGCAATCATAAACTGTAACTACATTCTTTAAATGGTCCGCTTGGTCGTACGTTATCCAGATTTCCTTTTTATTTCTTTTGATGAATTTATCCAAATCATCGTTGTTATCTATGATTAAATTTTTCTTTGTATTAAAATCAGCAATGTGAAGATCGCTGTTTTTAATGTAATAAAATATCATTGTTTACCTCCGTGGAGGTCGAGGGCGGTTAACCCTCGAATACCTCTAAAATTTTATAAGTTTTAAACCCTTTTTTGTTCTCACCATATTCAAGTGAATATTCTAGTGAGTTATCTTCAATGAATTCTTTAATTTCATCAATTAAGTTTGCATACTGTGCAAATGATTCAAATGTTACTTCAATTTCTCCATCAGATAATTTTTCAAGTAACGGCTTAATAATCGCCAGTTTTTGTCCTTTGTCCACTAGTTGGTATTGGAAAATTTTGTTATTCTCATAATCTCCACTTAAAATTGTGTACCAAATTTTAACCATTGGTTTATCGCTCTTACTCATAGTAAGTTCTAGTTCTGATATTGCCACCTCATAAGTACCTGGGGGAACTTCGTCAAATTCTCCACCGTTTTCAATTGCCTTTTGAGTGTCCTCTTTTAATCCCTCTAAATCTGCTTCTCTGTCATATTTGCTAAAATCGATTGCCATTGTTCTTATTCTCCTCTACGTCTTCTTCTAGTTTTAGTTTCTGTTTTTTCTAATTCTACTTCTTCAGTAAACGGGTTAACTACTTCATTTCCCTCATCGTCTGTTCCTACAAATAATTCTTCTTCTGCTGGTTTAGTCTTACGTCTTCGTTTTGGTTTTTCTTCTACTACCTCAACTTCTACAGTATCTGGAATTGAAGTGTCTGGCGGTGTAGTTTCTTTCACTTTTTCTTTACTTTTCACCCCATCTTGTGCTTCAATTAATGCTTCTTTAAACTCATTCATATCTAGGTCGATTAAATCACGTTTAAAATTAAATCTACCTCCACCAAAAGCATTATTTACTTTCTTCAGCTGCAACTTACGTTTACCCTCTTCATCGATAAACGCTCTAACTGTTAAATCTACAGTTCCTGATAATACGTTGGCTGTTTTATCATCAATGTTAGGTGTAAAAATAGTTCTAGTATTTCCGTTACGTAGTTTAAGTTCTTCACGTTTTTCTTTTGAGATATAAACTATTTGATATCCTAAACTTTTCAATCGCTTCATGGCTTTATTAAAATCACTACTAACCATTTGCCAAGCTTTACCGAATCCGCCGTCTGACTCATGCTCCCAATTATTTTTATCCAACACATATGATCGGCATAAATCTCGTAAATCTTCGACTAAATCTATTGCAATTGTTTTAAATGTATTTTCTTGCGTTTCTAAACTATCAATCACTTCAATGAAAGTTTCCCAACCGTATTTAGTTTTAATTAATCGTCCTTCTCTTGTTTTCTCATCTCTAATTAATACAAACGGGCTTTCAGTGTTATCTGTATTTCCGTCAGTATTGATAAATAATAGGTCCTCAAATTTATCTACAAAAGTTGATTTCCCAACATAGCTATCAGCATAAATCCATAAATCTGGCTTTGTGTCAATAACCTTTTCACGCTTTTTATTTTCTGGTAATTTAAACATATAATTTTCTCCTCTACAATATTCACAATGTGGATTATTACATTTCGGAAATAACCCCTTAAAATCTGTATTTTCTATTTTTTTAATAATTTTGAAAAACTCATTTACTTTTGTTTCATCATATTCAACATATCTAATAAATGGTTGTTCTAAACTTGCTACAATTCTTTTCCTAAAATTGTGTAAGTCTTCTGTTTTCTTTTGCTTGATAAAAGTTTTTGGTATAAAAATATAACCTAAATCTTTTACTGGTTTATTAAAGATTTTCTGATAGTAGTATTTATATATATGCAACTGCCTTGAATTTAAATAATTTTCAACGTTATTTGAGTATTTGAAATCAAATATACTAACGCTACCATCTTTATTGTGGATAACTAAATCGATAAAACCTAAGAAGTTATCAGTTGATATTTCAACCTCGTATTCACAATTAAAGGCGTTTAACTTTCTGATTACACGGTCAACTTGCACGTTCATTTTAATTAATTCATTAACATGAAGATCAGTTATTTTCGAAAAGTTCTCAAGATATAATTGTTCAAAGTCTTTTCCCTCAATTCCGCCGTGAACTGCACTACCAATAATTAACGGGTTATTAGCTTCAAGATTAGGTATTGTTTCTATTTCAAAAATATACTTAAATTGAAAAGCATACTTACATTGTTCAAATAATGAAACCCTTGAGTAACTATAGCGCATATACTCGTTTTACAAAGTCGTTCATTTCTTTTAATTTAGAATCAACTAACTTTTCTTTCAATTCCATTTTTCTAAGCGTTATTGATGGTCCGCTTATTTTATGTAGTAAAAAGTTCATAGGTTCATATTTTGAAGTATCATATTCAACAAATACTGCTAGTTTGATACCATAAGCGGTTGAAACTGTAACGATATCTCCAGCTTTTAAATCATTAAAATCCGTGTAAAAACTATACATTTTATCAGTGTAATCTCCAAAATCTTTTTGTATCTGTACTCTTGCTTTATTCATTGCATAACTCCTCTATTAATTCTTTAAATTTTTCAAATCCACTAGGATATAGCACCATCGCTATTCCTCCAGCGTTTTTTATTTCTTCGATTTTCTTCAGTTGTAATTTGCTAGGCTTTCCCGTTTCCCGTTTTACCTCAATTCCTAAAAAATAACCATTGCAGCAAATTAATAAATCGGGTGTGCCTTTAATTCCAAAATACTCAGGGTTGTATTTAAGGAAATAACAACCTTTTTCTTTTAGAAATTTCTTTATTTTGTTTTCAAATGCTTTCTCACTCATCATTGTTTATCACTCCAACCTACCAGCCATGCTGGGTTAACTTCATATAATTTAGCTAGTTTCTCAACCATATCTAGTTTTGGTAAACGGTGATTATTTTCAAATAATGATAATGAATTTTGGTCTATAAACACCAGTTTACAAACTTCAACTTGTGTTAATCCTCTAGCTTTTCTTGCTTCCTTTAATCTGTTAATCATTTTAGTGTGATTCTCAAACTTTCAGAGCGTTTTGTAATTTTTGGATAGTCCTCTAATAATTCCGCATACGCTACTGGTTCTTTCTTCTGAAATTCTTTTAAATCAATCGATACACTTTCGCTAGGGTTTGTTACCATCACTTTTATAAAATCATTATCGATTGATTTTATTTCAGCTTCTAGCATGGCATCTAATAGTTTACTTTTAGCTTCTTTAGATAATTCATCTAATTTTTTCTTTTCTTCTTCCAACAACCTTAACTGTTTAAAATCTTCTAAATACTTATTTTCGAATTCTTGTATTGAATAATTCATTTGTGTAATCTTCTCCTCTTTCTAATGCTTTATAGATATCTTCTTCAATCGAATCTTGAACAACTAATTTGTAATAAAAGCAAGGTTTCTCCTGTCCTATCCTGTGAATCCTTTTAATACTTTGCATGTAGTCTTCACATTTTTCAGTTGGTGAATAAAAGATCAGGTGGTTTGCTTTTTGCATGTTGTGTCCTTTTGCTCCTGCTTGATATTGCATAAGCGTGATTGAATTATCAGCATTGTTATAATTTTCTTTGTCAACCAATTCTCCGTTAACATAAGAAATTGGTCTATCTTTTGGAATACAACTTTTAATCGCTTCTTTCTCGTGATTGAAATTGTAAAATATGATTAATCTTCCCTCAGTTGAGTTGATTATATCTTTTAATTTTTCTTTCTTGTTTTCGTTGTGAATGCTCGCTAGTTGCCTCAAAAATAACCTTTCTTTTAGTTGAGTATCTCCAACATATTCAACTTCTCCGAATAGCTTACTTTTAAATTCAACTACTGCGTGTTTCTCAAATTCCTTATAATACTTATCGTTTTTAATTTTCATTTCAATAAAGTTTTGTTTTGGTAGGTCAAAAACTTCTTCTGTTTTCATGAATACACAGCCGTATTCCCTCATTTTACGTTTTAACCTGTCTACGTTCTTATAAGGTTCACTTTTATTAATTTGATAAAATGTTCTCCCGAACCTTTTCAGTAAAGTTCTATTTAAAAATTGGTCATAAAATTTGTTTTCTTTGATTTCCCAACCTAACAAATTAAGTTGAGTCCAAAGTTTTTCATACTTACCACTAGTTGGAGTTCCAGATAGTAAGATTAGATTTTTAAATTTTAACTTCTGTACTGTTTTTGAGATATTAGTTTTACTGTTTCCTAATACTGAACTTTCATCAACAATCAATGTAAAGTTTTCTAGTTTTAAAAGTTCCTTGTAATTCTCACGATAAGTTTTCTCATAGTTAATTACAGCTACTTTCTTACCAGTATATTTAAGATAGTTTTGTAATATTTTTACGTTAGTAATAGCAAATACTTTATTTTCGTAAAACTTTTCGAAATGCTCGCTCCAGTCACTAACCTTGGAATTTTGGCAAATAACTAATATTACATCATTTTGGTAAAGTTTAGCTTGCTCACTAGCTACGAATGTTTTACCTAAGCCTTAACCCATATCTAAGTAATAAGCTACTTTATTTCTACCTTTAGCTTGTTTAATTGCTCGCTCTTGGTGTGGGTGTAATTTTACTTTAGACATTTACATCACCTCTTTTCATGTTGTTGTTCTACTTTATTTTCTGCTATTTTCAACATTAAAATAATAAGGTCTTCTTTAGGTAGTTTAATAAGCGTTTGATAAAGTTCTTCAATATCTTTTTCGGTGTCTCCGTAAAGTAGTTCGTTAACGGTCATATTTCCTAATTTAGCTATTATTTCTAATCTTGATCGATTAGGTAATGATGTTCCATTTTCCCAACGTAAAACAATACTTTTAGAAGCGTTCAAATTATCAAGTTTTCCGAATACTTCTAAGGTGCAACCTTTATTTATTCTTATTTGTTTTATACGTCTACCAACTGCCTTTTTATCAATGTTATCTTTCATTTGTACTTCCAAACCCACCATTTCTAGTATCGTTTTTAAGTCTTACACCGTGTGTAACTGGTAATACTTTGTTAAATATTCCCTGGGCAATTCTAGTGCCTTTTTCAATTGTGATATGCTCATTAGTTAGGTTGTTAAACTCAATCATTATGTGTCCCTCATTTGTTGGGTTATTATAATAATCAGAGTCAACAATTCCTACGCCGTTACTCATTATCAATCCTAAATTCACTGGTATGCTGCTTCTGGCGAATATTTGTAAGTATTCATCTTTTTGCATAAAAGCTTTAACTCCAGTAGGTACTAACGTTGCCTCACCTTTAAATCTAAAAGCAGGTATTCTGATATCAGCGCTAGCTATAAAATCAACCCCTGCACTATGAATTGTGGCTTTGATTGGTAATTCACCGTTCATTCCCTCAATTAATTCAAATCCTCGCATACTATATTCCTTCCTTTTTTATGTAAATTAAAATACTTTCATCTTCTAAATAATTTAAAAAATCTCCAAAACACTTACAATCATTCTCTTCGTATAATCCAGATAAAACTGCCACTAGTGTTTCGCCTGGTATTTTCACATGGTCAAATAGATTACTTCCAGTATTAAAATGTTCACCTTCAATCAACATCATTTCCTATTCTCCTTTCAATTTGTTTAAATCTATATCTAAAACCTTAGCAATTTTAACAATTTCATCTAGTTTGATACTTTTGTTATTTCCGTATTTCAAACCATATACTTTTGAATTGGTAACGCCACTTAGTTTAA